TTGTAGCAGCCCGTAAGGATGAGCTGTGTTTCAACTTTTTTGTATAGATCATTGAATTTCATGATATGACATTTGATGACTAGTAATTATTGCTTGTGAGTTTTCGTACCCAATGGAATCCCACCCACATTTATTGATTTCGCTTTAACCAATCTCCACCCGCAGCAGGGTAGAAGAGAGATTGTAGATCTAACAAATTTGTGGGAAGAATTGGTCCGTTGGTTTCGATTTAACAAACGCACTTGTACTCGCCATAAGCAAACAATACAAACATATATATGCACGTTTACCTCATGACAACCTGAGTGAGGAGGTGTGGTCACCTAAATTTACCGTGTCTCTGTATGTGTTTTGAGGTTACTGATAGTTATCTTATTAATTAGATTGAGACGATATAGTCTTGGTTTTGTTTAGCCCGTTGAGGCTAGTCCCTAAACTCCACTTAAATTATGCAAGTTTCTTTATTCGAGGAATCAAATTTAAACGACCAGGAGTTCTCCACCATTCGTGGTGTTGAGTTTGACAACCAGTATGTTGTTGAAGAATTAGGTTGCGATGTTGCACCTGTTCCTATTCAATTTTTCTGGGAAGTCTATGTAGCAATTATTGCTTGTTTGTGTTTTTCTATTTTATGTTTTTATTTAGCTTTCGAAAGAAGGTTTATTGTGCCCAAATGGAAGGGCAAATGTGTTACTTTTTTGTTATTTGTTACGTACCCCCATTGGTCTTATATGTGGGGAACGTGTTATAAATTTTTTATATTTATTAACGGTGCTTCTCTTTATAGAATGTTCTTCGAAAAGGTTGTTTTGAAGAGCCAAGATGGTTATGGAAAGAGTAAGTATGAGTCTCGAAAGAGAAATGTGAGGAAGTCAGTCATTCGAAAGGAACGTGCGCGTCGAAAAAAGAAAGATCCTAATGCTGATGTTCCGCCCCTTCAATATGGTCTTGGATATGAATCCGATGATGAGGATGATGATGACTTTGTTGACGTACCCGAGCCTAAAGAACCTAAGCAAGTTCTTAAGTCTCAATTTGGTGTTAAGGAAGCCATTAATTTTACGATGGATGCGCCTGATTGGATTACCAACAAGTTTGGCAAGTATTGGTTAATGCTTCGTGATATAGCTTCCGATTTCCACATCCAAATCCCTGACTTTTCAGTATCAGATATCACCAAGTATTGGGCTTTATTTAAAGAAAGTCAAGTTTTTTCTGAATTACATCACATATTTCGAATGATGATTTCTTTAGGATACTTGAATAAAATTGACTTTTCTTACAATGGTGTATCATTATTTGTTTCTGAACCATTGCGACAGCGTGTTACCGCTGTGCAATTGATTGAGAAATGCATTGCTTTTGGTAAATTAGTTTATGATAAACTTTTTTGTGTCTATGAATCTGGAGACATTGATATGTTTTTCCGTTCAGAGGCAAAGAATGCTTATGATGATGAATACACTTTCATTAAGTCCCAAAAAGTTCGTGTTGATCTTGGAAGAGAAGTTGAAGTCGATGATGAAACTTATGATCGTCGTATACATGAATGTATTGAGCAGACATTATCTTTTTTGAACACATGTAAAGATGGTGAAAGAGCTTATTATTCTTCCAGGCTTGCTGTTTTACGTGATATTGAAACTTCTCGTACATTATCTAAAAAAGCTGGTATTCGTATAAAGCCATATGGAATGCTTTTTTATGGACCATCTGGAGTAGGAAAATCAGCACAAGCAGCAGCCGTAACTAGATATGTACTTCAAGTAAATGGTTTTGATTATAGTCCCAGAGCTGTGATTTCCCTGAATATGGAAGATAAGTATCAATCTGAATTTGCTACATATCACAAGGGAGTGATATTCGATGATATTTGTAATACTGCTTTAGATCGTACTGAGGGATCCCCCACTTTGCCCGTCATCATGTTTTTAAATAATATGGTGATGGCTGCTTTGAATGCAATAGCCGATATGAAGGGCAAAGTGATGATTGAACCGATGGTAGTTACCGCTACGACCAATATTAAAGATTTATTGTCTAATCAGTTATCGAATGAACCATTATCAATCAATCGCCGTTTTGAAGCCACAATCACTCAAAAAGTTCGCCCCGAGTACCGCAAAGCTGGCACAACTATGTTGGATAGCACCAAAGTTACTCACATGTCTGGTGATCAATTTCCCGATATCGCATTATACACTGTAGAGGAACCCCGTTATAGGGAGAACTTGACTGGTGACAAATTCAAATCAGGAAAGACGCGATGTGTCGTTTTCGTACCCCGTAAATTTGAAGGAAAGGATATGGTAGACATCGATATTAAAACATTGTTGCGTTTTTTGAGGAGTGATTCTAAGGAACACTTTGCCCATCAAAGAGCATTTGTTAGGGCTCAACAAGATCTATCTAATATGCCTTTGTGTGCATGCTCCTTACCTACTGGTTTGTGTGATGTTTGCACTGTTTCTTGTGATGATGTACCTGATCTCACTGCTCCCGCTCCATTAGATTCCCAAGCTGGTTTATCGGATCTTAAAGAAGCTGCCGATTATCTCAAATCTATGGATTTAGGTGCTGGTGTTCCGGATCTTACTGAGGTTAAAGAATATCTTTTTGCTTTGGAAATCCGCGTTGTTGCTTGGATAAATGCTTTCTTACAAACCTTTCTTTCTTCACAATGTGGGTCAGCAGTTGTTGTTTATCTCATGCGCGATAAGATGAAGGAAACTGTTTTGAATAGTATTGGATATTATCTTATCTCTGTTGCTATCACTCTTGGATTTGATGTGTGTTTTCACGTGAGAGGTTCATGGATGATTCTCATTTTCTCAATTTGGTACATTCTTTATCTTACTGAACGCTATTACACTTTGCGGCATTCTACCATCGAGGGATTTGCTATAGTAAAATTGCCTTCCGAATATTTTCGTGAGATGAAATGGAGTACAAAGTTGAGGATCCTGTATGTTTTGCTAGGCATTGGTATATGGAAATTATTAGTTATATTAGCTAAAAATTGGAAAGCATTACCTACGGCGCAATCGGCATTACCTATTACTTTAGAACCAGATGCTAAATCTTGGCAAAACGAAACTGAATTTTGGGATGTGCACGCTCGTGAACGTAATTATCGTTTTGGTGATGCAGGAGTTAGTGAGAAATCACGTACAATTACTGCAGAAAATTTCACAAATCTAATTGGAAATAAATTGATGGTTGTGGAGAAAGAATCCGGAATATTTTGTAATGTCATACCACTCAAGAGCAATGTTCTTCTGCTTCCAAATCATATGGTCACATCAAAGACTGAGTATGTAACGTTGACTAAGATTGGTGGGCATACGTTCAAGAAAATGCCTTTAGATAATAAAGTGGCTATACGTGTTCCTGGAACTGATTTTGCTGTTTGGTATTGTCCGGGAGCAGGATTACACCGTGATATAGTTGATTATTACCCAAAAGATATAGATGAGGGTAAGAAAGTTGAAGTTTTTACCATATATAATAGTGATGGACGATTGGTTAAATTTTCAAATATGATGGCTACTCGTGGTAGAGTTGTTACGACTCAAGGAGGTGTCTTTCAAGGCTATAAATATAGATTCCCCGAGGACACTTTTGGTGGATTATGTATGGCAACTCTTGTTGGACTGGTTAATGGCATGCCCTTCATCGCCGGACACCATTTAGCTGGTAGAGGCCATAATGGAGCAGCAGGTGTACTCACTAGATCGGCTCTGTTGGATGCTATTTCTAAACTCGATGAGCGACCCTGTGTGTTGATTTCTCATTCAGCTACTCCTATAGAGACAAAGAGTATGGATATTGAATTTGGGCCATTAACTGCACCTCATATAAAATGCATTACGAACAATTTGGGATTGGATTCCAAAATTCGCGTGCACGGGGGACATAATGGATCATCACGTTCAACTCCTAAAAGTTCAGTAGTTACTTCTGTTATCTCATCCGCTGTTACTAGCATTATGAAAATTGAGAAGAAGCATGGACCGCCTAAGGAAATGGGCGCTCAACGACATAAGGAAGTCGATCTTGCTGGGAAGGTTGATACCGCAACTGAATTTGATTCCGAATTGTTAAACAAGGCTGTTACAGATTATGGTATTTGCCTTATGACAATCCCCGATACGGAACTCATTAAGGTTGGAAAGATTAGTGATGACGTGAATCTTGCTGGTCTTGATGGAGTCTTGGGAATTAACGCTATGAATTTTTCCACTAATATTGGTTTCCCCGGATTAGGACCTAAGACACAATTCGTAAGCAAATCAGACCGAATTGTTGAGGGTATTGCTTGCCCTCGAAATGTTGATCCCATGATACTCAAACAGATAAGTTCAATGGAGGCTAGACTTTTGGCAGGAGAGTCCATTAATTCGATTTTCAAATCATCATTGAAAGATACACCCACTAAATTGACAGCAGATAAAGTTCGGGTATTTGCTGCTGCAAATATGCCTTTTGTTATGCTTGTGCGTAAATATTTTCTCACTCTGGCTGCTTTGGTGCAGCGAAACAAGATAGCTACTGAGTGCGCAGTTGGAACTGTTGTCCAATCACCTGAATGGACGGAGTTATTTGAGCACATTGGGAAGCATGGGTGGGATCGAGCTATTGCTGGCGACTATGCCAAATTTGATGGACGCATGAGTCCCCAATTTATGTTAGCTGCTTTTAAGCTTTTGATCAAGTTAGCAGAGAGGAGTGGAAATTATGATCCAGATGATCTCATTATTATGCGTGGGATTGCGACAGAAATTTCATATCCCACTTATGATTATTTTGGAACTTTAGTTCAGTTTATGGGTTCGAATCCATCAGGACATCCTCTAACAGTTGTTATTAATAGTTTTGTTAATTCTCTTTA